ACACCAACATGTAGATCATATCCCGGAACTGTGGTAGCTATACCAACTTTATTTAAAGTAGAATCACCGACTATGAGATTAGTATTTACCTCAACACCATTCTTTATTACAAAATTCTTATTAATGGCCATTCGGGTTCACTCTCCCCCTTTTTTTTGCTCTAATTATTTATAGTAATTCAATCGTCAGTGCAGACGCTCTCGAAGTATTACCACCTTGAGATGTGCTAATAACATTTACACTCCCATTTGTATAACCACTCGCTCCTCCTCCACCACCACTTACTGAAGCAGTTGCATTTCCACCAAACGCACCAGCACCACCACCACCTACATAAGTTCCATTTACTATGGATAAACTATTACCACCATTATATCTAAATCCATATCCGGGGCCGGGTGCAGATTTGTATCCTCTTGTTATAGATGCAGTGTTTGAGTTAATATTTCCAAGGTAATCTCTAAATTGAGAAGTTCCAACGTCACCACATGGGGTAATTCCTTGACTAGCATAATAATCACCAGTTGTGCAACTTTCTACCTTACCACCATTTAATCCTGATGCAAAGATACCTGTTGATGTAAGTTGTCCGGCATTTATTGATTGACCTCCAGAACCAGAAGATTGTCCAGATCCTGAACCACCCACAACTCCAGCACCACCACCTGATCCACCATTACCACCAAACCATCCAGAGGCCCCTCCTCCTCCACAAGCGACTAATAATCTACCTTTCTCATAGAAATAAGCACCAGCACCACCATAACCTAATGATGTTGGTGGTGATATTGTGTAACCTAACTTAAAAGCATACTCAGTATCTTTTTGTAGAGTATATGAGAAGATAGTAACACCACCTTCACCACCTGTATTACCATTAAAACTCTGTCCTGCAGCAGCTGCCAAAGTTATTTTAACTGTAATATTTTCTTCAGGCGGATATACAATAATTGTTTGTGCAGCAGAATCTACTAAATTTGAATTTGCTTGACCGTCAAATGAATTAAGAAATAAATTTTGATCTCCATAAGAATTAGATGATGTATATTTTGAACTATCAAGATCACTTACAACTTCATAATTTAAAATTGACCTTGTGTTATTCACCGCACTTATGGATTCAAAATCAACTGTTTTTGTTGATAATCCACCATCAAAAACGCCAGATGCTAAAACTGTGTTACCATTTGCATCAGCATGATTTAAAACAGCAGTCGGATGTGACATAACACATCTCACTGTAGAAATACCAACACGATCAGATTTTATTTTTAGTTGCTCTGTTTGTGCTCCAGTTATTGTAGTGTTCGTAGTAACAGTTGTAGATCCACCCTCAGATGCCGATGTATAAGTTACCTCAACTTGAGGTTCGACACCGCTAGTGCTATTTTCACCAACTAAAGTTAAAACTTGACTATTGTATGCACTTTGTCCTCCACCACCACCTGTTGCTGATGTTGCCATTACACTCCTCCTTGTAATAATTTTATTACTTTATGGATAATCTTCTTTCTTTTTGACAAGTCATCACCATTCAAACAATAGATCCATAATCTATTTAATAATTTAAAATTAACCTTTCCGAATAATTTATTAAGTAAGAATGCACCGTTAATAAGGTTTGTTTCATCATAAGTATATTTTCTCATTAGAGTCATCACCTCATCCTGTGTTAATAATCCTTGAGCAAAACAATTTTTCAAAAATCCACCATCAAACATTATAGAATGCGTTCCAAAACCATTAACATTATAAGTTCCATCACCTGATAACCAAAGGTTATAAAGTTTTCGATCACCAGTTTCTTCTATATTAGCATCTCTCAATGGTCTTTGTTTTTCAAGCCATGGATAAAGATCAACATCAACCGCAACCCATTCACCATCAACAAAAAGAGGGTGATTTGTTGTTGCAAAGGGTGGTATATTCTCATTTGGTGAGTAAAGATCTGGATTCTTTGAACTTGGATCATGCTCCTCAATGAAGAGAACTTTGTTTTTTGATGTGCGATTTTTATTAACGATATAATCACCGACCTTTATTTCGGATATTGGTCTTTCAATTAAATCACCACAATTACAGGTGCCAGGCCACATTAACACGCGAGCATCAGATGTAAAGCATGGGGCTCCACCACCTCCGCCACCTGATGGGGGTGGGGGTGGGGGTGGTTCATCAATACCAGCGGTTCCACCAGATCCTCCTCGATATCCTGCTCCGGCTCCACCGCCGCCGCCACCTTCACCACCACCTTTATCTGCACCAGCACCACCATTAGTAAATCCTGATAAAGATCCTGAAACTGCTTGCCAATTTTCACCATTACTTCCAGATGTTCCAGCAGCACCATCAGAACCACCGCCTCCACCACCACCAGCACCGGCAGATACAATATAACCATCACTCACACTATCAAATATAAACACACCTGATCCACCACCACCTCCTCCTCCAGAGGCATCATCTGTTCCTGTATTACCACCTCTCCCCCCATCACCACCAGATACACTTACATCACCACCAGATCCTGATCCACCATTTTGTGCACGAGTCCCATTAGCACCACGACTTCCTACATTTATGGTAAGTGTTCTACCACCATCAGCGATTGAAAATTTACCAACTCTACCTTGACCAGCAGATCCACCAGATCCACCAATATCGCTTCCTCCAGATCCACCGGCACCACCTCTTATACGTATTGATACATTAGTAGCATCATCAGGAATTGTTAACGTATGATTTCCTGCTCCATAAGTTTGAACTATTGTAGATGCTGATTGTGTTGTTTGTAATACACCATCAGATATACTTGATCCATTAAGATACCATTGATATGAAATATCCGATTCTCTTACAGGAGTTCCATCACGATTTATCCCACCTAAACAATTAAATGTCGCGTCTGTGTTTATAGGAACAGTTGCAGTAGTAATCCCTGCAGAAACAAATAATTCTGGTGCTACCGTAATTGATATTGGAGAACTATCAATTGAATTATTAATCGTTGATCCAGATGTTCCACCAGCGGAAACATTATCAGGAGCAAATGTTAATCTACTAAAATATTGTTTACCATCATCGTTTGGACTTAATGCATAATTTAAAGTTAAAGAACTTGTCCCTGCCCCTGTAAATCTTGTAGATACACCAATCGCACCATCATTAAGTTCAAACCATTCATAAGATATACCACCATCTGCATTTGTCCCATCAGGAAAAGTTGAAACTCCAGTCACTGAAAAAGTAACTGAAGTTTGATCCGTAACACCACCACCAGTTTGTCCATTCGGTGCTATGACAGATATGCTTTTTGTTGTATCAGAACTAATCGCTAACTTGGGCCCATTAAGGGTCAAGTCAGTCGATTTATCATCCCATATTTTATTACTCATTTATCCTCCTAATTAGAGAAGTTCTGACCACCAACTATACCAAAGAGTGCGATACATGAATCGAAACTCTTAAATGAGAAGATGTCAGTCTTTCCAGCGACTTGTGTAACAATTGGAACATTACCACCTGGCCAATAAACTGTCGCACCAGCACCAGTTGCATTATTCGTAAATGTATCTATGCCAACTGAGAAAGCACTTGATCCTTGAGTAATCTTAATCGTAAATGCTGTTGCTTCAGATGGTGGGTTTAATACAGTAAATCCTGTGACTGCTTCATCAATATTTAAGTTAAATGACTGACCTTTGGATAGGTCAATGTTTACATTACCTGATGATATATCAAGTTCCTCAACGTTTTCATGTAATGATTTAACTCTCAATCTGCCATCAATATCAACTTTAGATCTTGGAGTTGCAGTTCCAAATCCAATCAATGATCCTGAAGTTACCTGAATCGCAGTTCCGCTTGCACCAACAATTAATGTTGAAGTGGTAACGATACCAGCACTTATGATACCAGCAGATCCATTAAGTTTATAGTTCGTCGCACTCAGAATACCACTTATATTGACTCCAGAGTGTGCGGTGACAGTCTCAATAAATCTAGATTCATTACGAACAAAGATGTTTGTTAATCCAGTTCCGACTTTATCATCTTTACCCAGATCAAGTGGGAAGTGAGCGACTGAAGTTCCAATACCAACTCTTGCATTATCTACATCACCTGATCCGAATGCGTAGATACCTGTGCTACCAGCACCAGCAAATGTTGCTTCTACTTGACCCCATCCTGCTGCTGTTACATTTAAGTTAGTTAAATTAGCACCATCTCCAACAAAACTAGATGCTGTGACGATACCTGAGAATGTAGCATTTCCATTTGCGTAGATACTCGCTGCTGTTCCAACATGGATTCCACCAGTTGCAGTTACGATACCTGCATCAATAGCAACTAATGTAGATCCTGCACCAACACGGAACATTGATCCACTTAACGTAGTTGTTCCAATGCCTACCTTATCAAAAATATATTTGTCTTGATTTTTCTCAAGACTGATAGGGCCAAATCTTCTCCAATCTTTATCGTTTGTATAGACCCAACCAACATAATCACCTTGTGTTGGTGTCTCATCATAAATGATATCTCCGGGAGTTCCTGCATCTGTTGGAGTTGCAATACCAACTGTATGTTTTCTCGCAACTGTTGATTCACCTTGAATAAACAAGTTATTTACTTCAAAACCACGAGAAGCAGTTGATGTAACCTTGTTAGTAAATATTACAGGGCCTGTAAATTCAGATATTGCTTTCCCCTCATCACCACCGTTAACACGAATTGACTGTGTGAATGTTCCCTCAGTTGCATCGATTAAGTTAATATCAGATCGATTAGATATGTCTTCACCAGTTACAGTTCTAATTGGTGATTCAAATATCTCCTCTTTACCAGTGATAGTGCTGATCTTTTTATTACCAGAGAAGGCAACACCACGATCATTCATTCCAGTGAAGTAGTTAACACCACCCTCTTGTTTGAATGTTTGTGATAGTATTTCCTCTTTATCTGATATGTCACGATCCTGTCTCTCTGGTAACGCAGTTGAGTAGTTACCGGGGCCAAATCCAACGTATTCAAACGTATGTCCTGACGCTCTGTTTATTGAGTGTCTTCTTAGTTCAATTGGATATGGTTTGATACGACGAACAACAGCACCAGATGTATGTGTCGTTGCTCTAGTTCCAAGAACCGCACGGAATACTGTTAATGGGTTAGATACTGGATTTGATACTGATGCTTTAACTCGAACTATTTCATCATCGATGATTAAGTAATCACCTATACGAACTCCTATATCACCAACATTTGTCAAACTAACGCTAGTTGTAACAGCATCTGATATATTAGATGATAAAGTAGTTGTGATACCAGCGTATCTTGAAACCATTCTACCATTTAAACTTTCATTTTCAATTGTTGGCACACCATCTCTTGATGAGAATCCTTCATTGAATGCAAATGATGATGATCCAGTTGATACTGAAGTTGCTGTTGTTAATGAAGTTCCAACTCTAGCAGCAAATGTAGTTGCACTAACATTCTTTGTAACAACAAAACTACCTCTGAACGTAGATACACCTGTGTTTACTCTGACTTTATTATTAATCTTCAATCCATGATTACTGGATGAAGTAAATGTTGCAATACCAGATGTAGGATCGTAAGTTAGAGATGATAGACTTAAACTTTGACCAGTTAGATATACTGCAGATTTATCAAGAGGACTCGTTCCGATTCCAGCGGTTGTTACACCAACCACAGTTTTATCACTTATCGCAGTAAAACTTTTTCCTCCACCAACAGTAACGTCCGTTATCCTATAGATGTCATTATACTGATTATAAGATTCAGAAGAAACACCTGTAAGTCGGACAACATCACCAACGTTATCATATATCTCTGTTACCGTGACAACTGCTTCTGAGTGTCCTGTTGAACCAGTTGTCGCAATACCAACAACATTTAATGTATTACCAATACCAAAAGCACTACCACCGTCCATAATCTCAACGGTGTTTATTTGTCCATTGATAACACCTACTTTAGCAGTTGCGTTTATACCAGTTACAGAAGCACCAATACTTACTAGCTTTGCGTTATAGAAATCAGCATCACTACCTGATCCATATTTTGTTCCACTACTTGCAATACTTACTTTTGTAACTCGGTTTAAACCATGATCAATTTTAGTATTGAATCTATGTGATGTTCCACCAACAGCAGTAACAACATCAGTAACTCCAACACCAACGTCAATGTCACGAATAAATTTATCAATAGTCTCTTTTGTTATACTCTTCTTAACATCATCTACCACAACATCTCCAATCGGTGTTGATCTTGCAAATGAAACAGAAGAATCTGGATCTGATACTGGTGTGTCACGATCTATTTGTGGGAATAGATTTGTTATGTTCTGTGAGAATTTATTATCAGTAAATGGATCAACAGCAGGTCTGTTATTTGCATTGACCGGAGTTATGTAATAGATACCATCTTGTTCACCTTGTTTATAAGATTGAACTTCTTCAATATCCTGAATATAATATGTTGTTTCAAAATTCTTTCTCTTAAAGTGAGGTAAAGAAGTTGTTCTTGTGAGAGTATCACTTGTAAATGTTCCGGGATCTGTTGTGATTCCAACTGTAAATTCTCTTGCACTTGTAATACCTGTGACATGGAAAGTTCCATTAAATCCAGTATTTGCAGCACCAGTTGTGTTTGTTGAACTTTGGATGTTAACAAGTTCGACTCTAGAATCAACTGAAAGATCATGTGGTAGTTCAGTTAAAACGTTAGCGACACTTGAAGACCAGTTAGCATGAGCAATAAATCTGAAGTTTCTCTGCTCATTTTCATGATTAAGTGAACCAGAACCAAAATATGTTTGAACTTCTGCATTTGTTGAACCAATTGATGTATTTGACTCTTGTAAAATAAATCCATCTGTTGGAGGTCTTGCAACTGCACCACCACTAGATGATGGAATCACATATCTAAATCTGTAAATTGTATCATTCGCTGATCTTGTATCAGATTTTCTCTTAATAAATGATCTTGGTGTGGCAGAACCTAATGCAGTTGATCCTAATCCAACGACCACATCATCAAATATCTTATTATCTGTAGCAGCAGTTGATACATTAACATACCACTGATTTTCAGTTGTGCTGAATTGAATTGGATGTCCAATGTCTCCAGAATTCTTATCAGATACACGACTTACGATCTTTAATGATCCACCTAAATTATTAATTGTCAACGCAGACGCATTCTTTGCATCTGTTTCTGTTTTTGCAAGTTTTATATTTTTATTTGTTGTTAAACCAGCAGTCGCATTTGCACTTGTAATTGCAAAGTATACGGTATTTGCATCTAATCCATCTGGTATTCTTCCATTATCACTTAAAATTCTAACTGATTCAGCATTCTCAAAAGAATGAGCCTCAGTAAGTGTGATAACATTACTCGTAATACTGTTTATACCAGCAGAACTACGATCAACTTTAAATTCTTTTTGTGAACTATATTGTGTGGTATTAATACTATTACCATTTGGCATCACAATACGAGAACTAAATTCAGTAGGTGTGCCAGATGCATTAGGGACTAATACATTTAAAGTATCAAGATCTCTTGCACCAAATCTAAATCCCTCTAATACGTTTTCTGGTGGAGAATCTATGTTTGTTTGATTGAAGAGATATAAGTGAGCATCAGAACTTACACCAACGGTAACTCCTAAATCAATAGCATTGAATTCAATCGCATTTTCAGTGATTGGGACTTCTTTAGGTGGAATGACATGAGTAATATATCCCTTATCATCTTGTGAAAAAGCATCAGGACGGAAACCTTTTGATATTAACGCTCTCGCACCAAAGTTAGAGTTTGAGTTGGTGATTGACATATCACCACCAGTTTCAGATATAAAATGATCAGTAAAACCAATCGCAAATATAGAAACTGCCTGTATGACAGAATTATTACTACATTTTATATGATGGTTTGCATATGATGGTTTGTATATCGCCCTTGAGTTTGTGCTTAAATTTTCATTTCCGGGAACTGTGGCATCATCATATACACCAGTTGATGAATTATATAATAAGAATGCATTATCATCTTTCTGTAGTCCAATACCAGTAAATTGTGCTACAACCATGGATTTGAATCCAGTTGCTTTCTGACCATCCGCATGAAGACCATTCATACCAAACACTGAACGCAGTGAGAGGTTAAACATGTATGGTGATGCTGATGTGACAGTATCGGTGTTTAATGTTACAGTTGCACCCGTTACTGGAGGCAATGGTGTAACAGGAGAGTTCTGAACTTCGTATTTAAACTGTGTGCTGCTTAATTTTTCACTTACAACAAATTTACCATTATATCCTGCAGCAGTAATACCACTTAATACAAATGGAGTGTCTACATCTAAACCAGTGACTGCTGATGTAGTTGTAACTGTAATTGTATCGCTTGTATTTGTGCCGTCACCAGCCTTAATACTTGAAATACCCACAGATGACCCTGTTGAACCAACAATACGGAATTCGTCAATTTTTGGTTGTATATCAATTGAAGATGATGGGAAATCTGGTTGTATTTCTCTTCCAGTCGCTGATCCATACGCCAAACCAACTTTTTCATAATACATTTGTAGATCTGTTCGATCTATACTTAGATTATTGAAAGAATCATTAATTTTAATATTATTAACACCATCTGCGTATTCAAAACAAGTTAATTTATGATGAGAAAAATTGGGAACAAAGGTATTTTCAGTATAATCTACATATGCAACTCCATTTGGGTCTGCATCAAACATCGTAAACTGCCAAAAGTAACATGCACCAGTTACACGAAATAACGCACTTCTCTCAATATTATCATTTGTTGGATTCGGAACATATTTTGGTCTTATCTTTGTTTTTCTTAAATCTAAACCAACAAGTGAAGTTCCACGAGGCATGATGACACCACCATGCACACTATTCAGCTTATATAATGCATTATTTGAATTATTAAGATCATATATTGTATCTAAATCCCATGCAGGGAAATCTTGAGACTCAGAACCGTCTCTTTTAACAAATTTTGCATTAACGCCATCAGGAATTGGTATCCATCCCGGTCTGTTATCTACAATGTGCTCACCGGGGTATAATAATATAGTAGTATTACCAAATCTATCATTATCTAAACCTTGTTGATATGAAAATCTAGCTGACTCGATTAAAGCTCTTTGAATTGTCTTAAATGGACGTGTAAGGGAGTTACCTTTATTATCGACACTATCTGTTGCATCCAAATCATTTGGACTCACATATAGTATATTGCCACGCACATTTTTTAGAAAATTCTCTAATCTGGAAAGACCCATGTTATTGTTCCAAACTTATAGTATCCGTTATGGATTATTTAGCAAAGAAAATAGATACGAAAAAAAGTAATGGGGTCAATTTTTGGCCCGAATTTTTAGTCGCCCTTTTTTGGAATTAAAAGTCATTTTTGCTGGCCGATTATTTCATACGTTTATACCAAAAAGATAAAACATATCTCTCAGATTTTTCAACCTTACTTACATGATGAAGGTATTGTGAATTAGAAAATATAACCAATTTACCTGTCTCAGGTTTCACCTTGATGTGTTCAAAGACGGTCGAACCTCCGTCAAAATCATCATTTAAGTATAACATGGCAGCAAAAACGTCTGGGCCATGTATATCATTTTTGTCAAAATGAGGTTTCATAAAAGTGCCTACAGGCCAACGAACAACACCAACATAATCTAATATTATGTCAGAATCAAATCCCTTACATAAATTTGTAACTTCATGAACCACTGTTTTAAATAATTCATCATCATCAATTTCCACTGTCGTTGGATCAACTTCACCCCCCAAATAGATAGCACCGTAATTTCCATCAGGTTCAGGAACATCCATTCCTTTAGTCAAACTCTCCTCTGGATTTGAATGTGTGACCGTTGTTAAAAAAGTATCACCACCACGACTTTCATCACCATATGGTATCTCCTGATTATTTTTTTTTGCTAATTCAATGAAAGGAATACACAAGGAGGGATCAAGAAAATTTTCCTGCACATAAATCAATTTTTTCATAAAGTAATTGTGTTTCTATCTCCCCTATATTTCTCATCATTATAATTTCTTTCTTTCTCTGGAATTATATGGTGATTAGGATCTGGATAATCATTAAAAGTATCACCCTCATATTCCACAATTAAGGGATTAATATCTTTTCTTTCAGCATAAATGTGATAAAAACAATTAATAGGCAAACCACCCTGAGATTGTAGATAAACATTTTCATCATCCCACCTCTTTACTATTATGTCTTGATGTGCACCAATTGCTTGTAATTGAACTGAAATACTATCTATATGCACTAAGTCTTTCCAATAATGAGGTAACTTAATAACTTTTTGATTCTTTAATCTACCTCGACAATAAACTCCCACTTCGGGGCCCTCAATACACGCATGTCGAAGCCTCCAACCCTCTTTTGAAGGATGTTTCAAATCAAATGGTTTTGGTCTAGCATCTGCAGCACTAAATCTTGCTGATAATGTAAGTCCACCCGTGCCGATGGCAAAGATTGCATCACCAGTTGACGTAAACAATGCTCCAGTCTGATGAATATTTCCCTTTACAGCAAGAGCATTTAATGATTTTACTTTAGTATTACCACCTATCATCACAGTTCCTTTCTGAGGAGATGCAACGGTAAAGTCATTCACATTACCAAACTGTGTTGCACCTTGAATATACGCACAATGTTTCAATCCCGGTTTTCCGGGTAATGCTAATACTGTTGGTATTTTACCTTCACCACTCACACGAAGTTGTCCATCGTAAATGTGTGTTTCGTCTACTAAGTGTGCCATAGTTATTAATTAATTAAGATTTTTTTTAGAATAAGCGGGAGTTCTTGATGTGATACTTTTAATAATCGAACTGATTGTAGTAAGCGCAGCTGTGCATTTTAATCCAATCGTTCCAAGTGATTCCATCGTAATTGTTCCTGCCTCTCTGACTTTGAAATTTTTACATTTTACAACGTCAACATCACCATTCGGTGTTTTAAAAGTAATATTACCGAGACTTGTATCTGGACTATCTGCCACAAACTCTATGTTATCTGCTTGAAATTTTATTCTACCTTTTACTGCTCTAATTAGAATATTACCATTCTGACTTATGATTTGAATTCCATTTTCATATTTTAATTTTTCATTTGTATTTGCATCAACAAGAAATCTTCCGGGAGTATATATCGATGTCCATCCCTCTCTCTTACCATCTTCCTCCATTACAATTCGATGATGGGCATCTTTTGCAGAGATTTTTATAGCCTCAGTGGATGTTTTATCAGCAGAAATACCGCCGAATCTGATTACAGCATTCATTGCCGAAATGGCTTGAGTCCAATAGTTAGTTTTTTCTGACATGATTATTCTTTTTGGTATTTAGTAACCACCGTAACCACCTCCACCTCCTCCGGTGTCTGGTGGTGGTGTTGATGGTGGTGATGGTGCGGGTGATGGAGTTGAACTTGGTGTTGGTGTCGATGGTGTTGATGTAGAAGTCGATGTTGGTGTTGAACTTGGTGCAGTGGTTGGTGGTATGGTCACTTCAGATACATCAGGTTCAGCAGTAATTTGTTGTGATGCTACAACCTGTGTTTCTATATCAGCATCTGTTCTCACAACTCTTGCAACAGGAACAGACTCCCCACTGATACTTGCCTCTCTTGTTTCAAATACACGAATATTTGTTCCTGCATTTGCGGAGGTTCCAGCGAATTTTACTCCGTCAACAAAATAAACATTACCGTAGTATTCTTTGCCACCTACAAATCCATTTACGTTTAAACCAATAAGATCAAATACTTGAACAATGTCAGTTGCAATAGGTTCAACTGGTAGTGGATCTCTTTCAACCTCAAATACTGGTGTAAAAATTGCGTTAAATCCAGTATCACTTTGCATGGTAATTCTGGGAAGTGATGTAAAATTACCTGATCGTAAAACTTTTACTGATCTAATACGACCAAAAGATTCGCAATCATATTCTAAAATTGTTCCGTTCGCTGGTTCAACAATGATCTTATCAACACCACAATTATAGTTGATTCCTGATTTTTTGACAAGGACTTCAGTGAGTTTAATAATTGCCGGATATTGAGGAACTGATGATTTTGGAGGTCGGTATTTACTTCCACCATCATTTACAATAACACGAACAACTGAACCATTCCTTATTTCAGTGCTAAGAACAGCACCACTTCCTTCGCAAGGATCAATCACTTGCACTTTTGGAGGTGTTGTGTATCCAAATCCACCACGGATTAAATCAACTGCGATTATCACACCATTCTCGTCAACGACTGGATTTGCTTCAGCACCAATCCCACCACCTCCGAAAAATTCTAACTTAGGAGGGCCGCATGGTTGAGGGCCAGTTGGACATGGATCAGTTCTTAAAAGATCAGATGTCGTCAAAGCATTTACATCATCGATAGTCAGATAAGTAACTCTTTTATCTCCATTGATAAAAATATAAGTTGTTTTTGGATTGTTTTTTTCATGATCATTTGCTTCTGCAATCGACAAACCCTCAATATATCCCTCAGTCTGACTGATATATCCTACTTTTATTAAATCTAATGATAGCGGTTCAAGTGTCATTTATTTTTCTCAATCTCTTTCTTTAATTTATTTGATGAAAATGTAACGTTGATAGGTATTCCACCCTTATCATCTTGATTCTGTGGAATTTTCCTAACTTTATATGCGATGTCAACTAATCTATTAGCAGAATCTTGAAAAGTGGGAAAGTCAAAAGCACCAACATTCTTAAATGTTCTACTAACATTAAATGTATCAGTGACATTAATAAGACCTTGATCATTTACTGAAACCCCAAACTCACCTAAACCTAATCTTACGTTAGGAAATCTAAAAGCCTCTGCAGCAGTATCTCCATAATCTGGATATTTGATTTGAACTTTCTTACCATTTGCAAAAAGACTCGGATTATTTTTATACTTTCTCAACACAATTGTTTCAATTGCTTTTCTGGTTCCAGCACTAAAACTTGTAATTGGAGTATCATCACCTTTTGCATATTGAATCGCATATTTTGCAAAATCACTTGGGACTCCGAGTGGTTTTAATATCTGAGCAATATTGACGAGATTCTCTTTACTATCCAACCATCTCTGATCGTCTTCGCTTATCTTTGTATCTAAAGCGTTTGGTATATTAAATGTGAGAGGTATGTTATCGGTTTTAAGTGCTTCATCAAAATAATTCGTGGTATCATCCACATATTTTGAGTAATCAACTCCTGTTAGATTACCATAATCTAAATTGGGATTAAAATTAAAAGATGTATCTGGAGAATTAATAGGATTTGAATCAAATACCGATTCCCTAGTTCCACCACTTAAAAAATTCTCTGCATCTTTTAAACTTAAATTATTATCATCTGCATATGCTCTCACTTCTTCTTTTCTTATTGGTGGAGGCCCAATAACTGTCTCTTCAACATTACCCTCTAAGAAGTTTTTAGCACGATCAAAACTAATATTGTTGTCTTCGGCATACGCTGTTATGTCTGCATTAGCCGCTGCAATCTCTCTATCTCTTATCATAGCTTTTCTTGCTTGTGTAAAACTTGTTAGATTGTTTTCAGCATACTCTGTTACTTCAGCATTAGTAGGTGGAGTTATTGGTCTGGATTTAGTTCCATCGAAAACTGTCTCTTCAGCACCACCTTCTAAGAAGTTTTTGGCACGATCAAAACTAATACCATTGTCATCAGCATATGCTTGTATCTCTTGATTTTTTTTCTCTTGCTCTACTTTGGACATGGCATTAATTTTATTATTTTTTGCATTATTATTTTCATCATCTCCATTATTTGTAACAGTATCAATATCCGTGCATGCTGCCTCCTTCAAACATGCAAAAAATTTAGTCAAACCAGAGATAAATGACATTGCACTACCTAAATTTAATCCACTACTTAAAGACCCAAGACCTTGACTTATCACACCACTTAACAATCCTGTTGGTAATAATGCACTTGAACTTAAATTAGATAAACCACCAAGTAATCCTGATGCTTCCTGAATTAAATTTTTGTTTGATGAATCCATCGTTCCAGTGATTTCATCTAAACTTTGTGCGACCACATCTGCAATTACGGATTCAGAGAAACAGGGATCATTCGCAAGGTAATAACCCTCTGGTATAGGTTCTAAATTATCAATCAATTTATCCCTTACAGATTTCCTTACTTTTTTTCCTAATCCCCCCTGAATAGCATTAAACATGCACATAAGGGCTTTTAGTTGTTTAGTTTGTATTTTGCCTAACTTATCTTTTAATGTCGGATCTGCTAGAATTAATAGAGCTCCTACTTTTTCAAGTAAAGATTTAGTAGTGAATGCTTGAATTAAAGACATCATGTTACCCATGTTTTTTGTCACTTCACCCAAATGTCCATCAAGAATTTCATCTATTTTTCCTTGTGCTGTAGCAAGTGCACTTGGATATTCACTAATTCCTCTTTGTAATCTTGCTAAAGCATTTGACATGTTACTAAATGCAACAGCAATTCCCCCACCAGATCCATCTTCATATACACACTCAAAAAATGTTTTTCTTTCTAAATCTACTATTTCTTTTTCCGTAGCAGCACATTTTAGATTAGGAGCATCACATGATTCGGATTTAAGATTACGTTCAGTTGGTATATCATAATCTCCGACTTGATTATCTGTGGTATTATCATATCCAGATGATGCAGCGAAGGTTCTAAATACCCCATCCTTCGCTCTATACTTAAAATGATTTCCAAGAACACCAAGTATGACAGGATTTTGTTGATTTAATCCATCAAGAAAGAAACCAAACACAAAACTTCCTTGTCTGATTCCGGGAGTTTGAAGAGAAGCACCTTCCCCTCCACCCCATGATGAATTAATCACACCACACCATGGTAACTCTTCATCTGTTGGTGGTGGATTATTTACGAAACGTTGACCACTCATCATATCAGATGCACCATAAGTCTCACCATCAGTTGTGGTAAATGATGGGTTATCATGGATACCCATGATTCTCACTTTGTAACGATATCCAAATCCCGGAATATCATCACGATTTTCAACTGGTTTATTTGTTAAGTTCTCTCTCCAAAATTTTGATTGACAAACTTGACCAATCCACCAGTAGAATTGGCCCCCTACATGATCATTACTGAAAAGAGAATTATCATTCATTTAATTATCAATCGTCGTATACAAGACATTCTGGTTCGTCTGGGTGTATGTCACAAAATACCTCTAATACATTAGGGTCATGATGATCTCCTGATTTGATCTCATCTTTGTGATGCTCTGCATATTCTTCTAAATCATGCAACTCATCTTCAATATGATGACGCATTGGTTCAGAAGTTTTTGGATCGGCAAGAATTTCCTTGTC